AAGCGTCTGCCTGCTCGTGTTGAAAACGTTGAAGGTGACTTCTCTGCTGTTGCTAGAGACCTTCAGATTGACCAGAATGGTTTTGCTCCCATCCAGTGGGGTGGTTGGCGCACAAACTGGACTGGTGAGTCCTTGGTATCTACCACACAATTCAGAAACAGATCTGGTAGTTTCGCTGCTGGTGGTCGTCGTCTGGGTCGTCTGGGTCACGGTCAGGGTCGTCAGCCCATCTTTGTCCACGAGAGACGCACATGGCGTGTTGTTAACAACCAGGCACGTCAAGGTATCAGGACTCGTGTTACTCCCAAGATTGATCGTAAGTCACTTGGTGATAGCGTCCTGTCACAAACAGCAATCCCCTGGATTAGATCTCGTAACGTGTCCTTTAACGTGGACCGTATGAAGCCTCGCACAAGAATCTATGCATTCTTCGATGGCGTCAACGTTACTGGTTATATCACACCTAAAGTTATCGAGTTGGTCAAGTCTTCGACTGCTGATCCTCGCTCTAATGAAACTCCTTTCGTTGAGGGTGAGACTGTTGTCGGTCAAAACTCTGGTTGCCGCTTTAAGGTTGCCCCTGCAAATGATGCATATAAGACCGACCCTTACGGTGTTGGTGAAGCAACTCTTGCAGAGTCCTATGCATCTACTACACCATTCCTCAATATCGACACCCAAGTGTTGGCAGAAACTGTCAACCCCAATTTCTTTGGTAACTTCCAAACTGGTGAGGTGTTGATTGGTCAGACCTCTGGTGCTCGTGCAGTTGTGAAGGATCGTCGTCTCCTGACTGACAACATCGGTAACTTCCGTGGATCCTTCTTTATTCCTAACCCTGGTAACGACTCCAACCCCCGTTGGGCAACTGGCACCAGGACCTTTAGATTCACTACATCACCCACTAATAGTAGAGCAAATGATGAGGTGACCTCATCTGCAGATACTACTTACAGTGCAACTGGCACCCTGAGGACTGTCAGAGAGAATATCCTGGCAATCCGTAATGCTGAGATTGTAAGAGACACTGTTAATGATGCTCGCACGGTTATCACGACCAGGACTGAAACACGTCAGATTGGTTGGTATGACCCCCTGGCACAATCCTTTATTGTTGACGAGGAAGGTGGTGTATTCCTGACTGGTATTGATATCTTCTTCAAGACTAAGGATGCCAACATTCCTATCTCGATGCAGATCAGGACCATGGAGAATGGTTATCCTACCAAGGACATCCTGCCCTTCTCTGATACCACTATCGATCCCGATCAGGTAGAGCTGTCTGATAACGCAGCAGTGCCTACCAGATTCACCTTCAGATCACCTGTTTATATCAAGCAGTCTACTGAATACTGCTTCGTGCTTCTGTCAGACTCCAACGAATATAACGTTTGGATCTCCAGAATGGGTGACATCGATGTCTCTGGCACAAGGACGATCTCTGAGCAACCTTACGCTGGTGTGCTCTTCAAGTCACAAAACGCATCTACCTGGACTGCTGACCAGTATGAGGATTGTAAGTTTACAATCTATCGTGCGGAATTTACAGCAAGTCTTGGCACTGCAATCTTTAATAATGCAGACCTGGGTAAAGGTAACGGTGGTATTCACAACCTGATTGAGAATCCTATTCTCACCATCAAACCCAAGCAAACTCTGTTGCTGCCTGCAGGTCAGAATTATAACTTCACTATCGGTGCAAGAGTGTTGCAGTCACCTTCAGGTGCAAGCGGCACGATTACTGAGTTTGATGCAGTTTCTGATCCCGAGCGTGTCACTATTACCGATATTGACGGTCAATTCTCAGCAGGTTTCCTTGATGCTAATGGAGTGCCTTTCCAAGGTCTCGCATCATCTCAGTCTGTTGGCACATTTGTCTTGTCGGCAATTTACAACGGCACATTTGAAGTTGGAGATACTGTAACTGGATCTACTTCTGGATCAACAGGCACAGTTACTTCTTATGATTCAGGCACCAATACCCTGCTTCTTAACTATCTGTCATATGAATTTGATGCATCAGATACCCTGACAAATGCTAGTGGCACATCGGCAACGATTACCTCTATCGCATATTCAGGTGACTCTTATAACGCATATCCAACTCAGGCACCTAGTTACTCAGCCGATGATCAGGAAGTTGCAGTCTTCCATAGAAACCATGGTATGCACCAACGCACTAACAATGTAGAAATTGAAGGTGTGACATCTGAAGTGCCTCCAACAACTCTGACTTCTTCTCTGTCAGCAGGCACTACTTCTATTCAGGTGCAGGATGGATCGCAATTCCATACCATCGTTGGTGGCACAAATATCGGCAACCTGAATCCTGGTTATCTCAAGATCAATGATGAGATCATCCAATACTCCAGTATCTCCACTAATGGTCAGGTGATTACTGTTGCAACTGGTGGTAGAGGTGCTGGTGGCACTGCTGATGTAACTCATGAATCTGGATCTGTTGTCGAATGTTACAACCTTGATGGTATTCCTCTGACACAAATCAACAAAGTCCACGACAAGATTGAGTGTCCTTGGATCGACTCTTACATGATTAGCACCGACTTTGTTGCAACTAACGGTATCAGAGGTGGTGGCACAGGAGTGTTTGCTTCACAGAATGTCCAGTTTGAGTGTCTGACTCCTACCATCTCCACGATGGTGCTTCCAGAAACCGAGATTACTGCTCGTGTAAATACTACTACAGCAACGTCAGTTGGTGAAGGTGGTGGCGAAGGTGGATCTGCACCTCGTGACCAAGCATCCTTCATTAACAATGGTCAATATCTTGACGTTGTGCTCAATGAGGAGAATCATTTCACCACTCCTCAGATGGTCGCATCTAAGATCAATGAGCAAAACAAACTGGATGGTAACAAGTCACTGACAATGGCATTGCAGTTGACAACTGAGAAATCTTCTCTGTCTCCTTGTATTGACCTTGACAGACTGTCCTTGATTACTACAACTAACAGAGTCAACTGGTGGCCAGGTGGTCCTGCTCCTTATGGTCAGCAGTCCGCTATCGACCGCACACAGGATGTTTCCACTCTGCCTAACGGCGATCAAAACGACGCTGTGTATATCACACGTCTCGCACGTCTGGGTAGTGAAGCAAGATCTCTGAAGGTTGACTTCCAGATCACACGTCACCCTGCTACTGAAGTCCGCGTTTACTATCGTGCATTCAAGGCAGGCGACACCGCTGATCCTAATACCCTTGGTTGGGAATTGGTTGGCGAACCTCTGACAACTCAGAATCAACAGTATGACTCAACTCCTACAGATGAATATCTGTGGAAGGATTATGCATACGAGAAGAAGGGTCTTACCTTCAACGCATTCCAGTTGAAGATCGTCATGAGATCTAAGAATCAAGCGAGAGTCCCACTTATTGCTGATCTGAGAGCAATCGCTCTAGCTACTTAAAGCTAGTTTGTTTCAACCCTTACATGGTTGATTATAATTATTATTAGTTACTATGTCAAGTCCAAATAAGAAGACTGATCACATCGAAACTTACCGCCCAGACCTTATCCCTGTTGAGGGTAAGGACGGGTGGTTTAGGGATCCTGATTCAAATGCAATTGTCAACTGTAATAAAACGCAGTATGATGATTACATGGCTGCATATCGCAAACGCCAGAGGAAGGATGAGAAGTTTGAGGCTTTACAAAGCGATGTGGATGGTCTAAAATCTGACTTGTCAGAAATCAAATCGTTACTGAAATCATTAGTTAAAGGAGACTGAAAATGCCTGCTGACGTGACCGAGACTGCTTCCCAAGAGGAGCTGCTTGAGCAATTCCAAACCCGTTATCAAAACCTGCTTCGTGAAAACCAAGATCTTTCTAAGAAGATCAAGGACAACGAAGCGACTGCCCTGAAACTTCTTGGTGCTATTGAAACCCTTGAGTATCTTGCACCCAAAGATGAAGAGGCGGAAGAAGAAACTCCTGCTGCGGAGTAAAGATGCAGCACCCCCGCAAGGGGGTTTTTTAATGGCATAAATAAACAAGAAAGACCTTTGTCTGTTGCTAGGATCCTTATAAACAATGGCAAATAGAATCCAACTTAGACGTGACGGTGCTCAGCAGTGGGCAAACGTCAACCCTATCCTTGCTCAAGGCGAGCTTGGTATCGAAATTGATACCTCGCGTCTTAAGATCGGGGATGGTGTTACAGCGTGGAACTCTCTCAAGTATGAGAGACCGCTTGAAACAGAATCAAATACCGCTAACACCCTGGTTAAACGGGATGCTGACGGTAACTTTGAAGCAGGTGCCATTACTGCTTCACTGATTGGTAACGCTGCAACTGCTACCCGTCTGGCAAACGCTCGCCAGATCCAACTGGGTGGTGACATGTCTGGTAGCGGCACGTTTGATGGATCCTCAAACCTGACCATTACTGCAGAATTGAATTATGTGGTGGCACTGCCCCACTACGATCCTACTGACCTAGACGCAACAGGCACCTATACTCGTATTACGGTTGACTCCCGTGGTCGTATTGTTGACGCTGACTCTCCTTCATCCCTGTCAGCGTATGGCATTTCAGACGCACAACCTCTGGATAGTGATCTGACCTCCCTGGCAAGTATGACAGGTTTCGGTCTGATTTCTCGTCAGGCTGAAGGCACTCTGGTTAACCGCACCGTCACTGGTGGTAGTGGTCGTATCATCGTCCAGAATGGTAACGGTCAGTCTTCTAACCCATTTATTGACCTGGCAGATACCACGGTTGTGGTGGGTAAGTATAACCCCATTACAGCACAAGACCCTCTGGTCGATCCTCTGGTCAGTGCTACAACTGGTGAAGAGACCGTCAATACAGTCAACCTTCAAGTTGACAGATATGGTCGTCTGGTCTACGCTAATACCTCACCTATCGCTACAGCAAGGGAGGGCGCGAAAGCTGGCACATCTTTCACCACTTACGATAACGCTACTGCGTATCCTAGATTCAGCAAGATTATTGCATCTAATGGCAGAGTATATCAGGCTGCTATTCGGGGGATCCCAGCAGGACTCGGCGAACCTTCACACAACACCCAGCAAGGCGATACAGACGATCAGGGTGGATGGAGAGACCTGGGTACTGATGGAGTCGAGCAAAAGGGTGTTGCGAGTTTCGACCAGGAAGACTTTGACGTAGACGCAAACGGTCACGTCACAATTAGTGAGAATGCAATTGAGAATTCTCAGATGCAATCTCATGGTCTGTTGATGTTTACTGACCAAAATGCAACAGAAACATTTGAGCTCGACCGCGAGCGCACGACTGATAATGCTTATCATGGCATTACCACCATTAACCACGTTAATGTTAATAACAGGACAGGGAGTAGCGTATTCCGTGTCACTGGTTACGATACTGCTGAGTATCCTTTCCAGCCTGGCATTCTGGACCAGGGCAATCCCTATCCTTCTGTTAATGCTGACGACCCTAATGGTAACGGTGATGCAAACTGGGGATCGATTTACACTGGTCTTATTGACATTAACCTCGATACTACCATTGCTGGTAACATTACTCTTGATGTTACAAAAACCAACCAGTTTATTAAGCGAACGTCGGGTAATGTAGATTTCCACCTCGAAGTAAACGAGGCGGCAGATCGCAACATGAATATCACCGCCAACAATGCTGATGCTGGCGGCACTGCAAATATCAATATCACTGCTGACAATGAGATCACGATCTCCAGCACTGACGCTGCATACTTTGTTAACGTAGAGGACTATAGATTCCAATACAACGTTCTGAGCACCCGTGACGCTACGATGGTGCTCGATCCAGGGGACGATGATGCAGCGACGGGTCTTGTGAGAGTCCGTGGTGACCTGCAGGTAGATGGCACCACAACCACTGTAAACTCAGTGGTCATGACTGTCCAAGACCCGATCATCACCCTGGGTGGTGAGGATACTCTTACAGTTGATGACAATAAGGATCGCGGTATTGAGTTTAGATATTATGATACCCAAGAGAGATTCGGATTCTATGGTTGGGACGAAGATTACGCGGACGCTAACATTTGGTCTGGCACTGGCGGGTATCGCTTCCTCTACAACGCGACTAACTCAAGCGAAGTTTATTCTGGCACTGACGCTGCTGTCATTGCTGGTAACCTCCGACTGACCACCAATACAGATTCCACTTGGAAGACACCCACAACAGGCACCCTGGTGGTGACTGGTGGTGCAGGTATCTCTGCCAACCTCAACGTTGGTGGCACTACCTACATCCAAGGTAATACTGAGATTGACGGCACTGTTGACATTGATGCCAACTTCGCAGTCAGGACTGCTGGTCATGTAGACAAAGTTACTATCGAAAGTGCTACAGGTAACACTGTTATCGAAGGCACCCTGGATGTCCAACTTGAGACAGAAATTACTGACAACCTGATTGTCCGTGCTGACAATAAAGAATTCCTGATCAAGAATGATGCAGGTGTAACTAAGTTTGTTGTTGACACTGACAATGGTAACAGCGTCATCAGTGGCACTGTTAATATCATTGGTGCAACTGACATCGACGATACCCTCAATGTAGATGGTAACGTCACTCTGAATGCTGACTTCGACCTGGATGGCACAGCAACCTTCCACGACACTATCCACATGGATACTGGTGCGAAGGAGTTTAAGATCTCTAACGGCGGTGCTCAGAAATTCCAAGTTTCGTCTACCAACGGTAACACTGACATCGAAGGTAGTTTGAATGTTGGTGGTTTCAATACCTTCGAGCGCACCAACAACATCGCAGTTGATGCGACCACCTCAGAATCTGACATTACCTTGGCAACCGATGGTGCTATCACCGTTGCTGGTGGTGTCAACATCGAGAAGGATGTAAGGATCGGTGGTGACCTCTACATGGACGACCGCATTGTCGTCAAGGATGCTGGCACTGCCCGCACCCGTCCTTCCCTGATGAATAACCTCGATGTCCTGTATCGTCAGGTCATCGGTGGCACTGCAGCACATAACGCAACCTTCGCTACTGATACAGGTGCAAACCTGAGAGTGACTGGTGGTGTTGGTATTGCACAAGATCTGCACGTTGGTGACGACTTCTACATCGGTAAACTCAACACTAACGATACGGTTGAATTCAGTGTCCTGGGTGAGTCTGGTTTCACAACCATCGGTCGTGTGGGTCAGGGTAACGCTACTGACGGTGCTTTGGTTGTCCACGGTGATGCAACATTCAACCGTGAGTTGAATATCACTGGTGCTCTGACGACTATTGGTGATTCCAATTCGGATGTATTTACAGTCAATGCTGTCTCCACCTTTACCGACAACGTAACTGTCGAAGGTAATCTGGAAGTTGATCAGAATGTGATCATCAACCAGAATCTCACAGTCCACGGCACAACCACTACCGTCAATTCTACGGTGGTTACTCTGGACGATCCTATCGTTACTCTGGGTGGCGATACTGCTCCTGCATCTGACGATGGTAAGGACCGTGGTGTTGAATTCAGATATTACGATTCGACTGCTCGTGTTGGTTTCTTCGGTTGGGATAACTCAGCATCACGCTATGCTCTCTATCACAACGCTACCAATAGCAGTGAAGTATTCAACGGCACCAGATCTGGTCTGGATGCAGGTAGTGCTAAATTCTTCGATACCACAAACTCCACCTCTGCTGCAACTGGCACACTGATTGTTGGTGGCGGTGCAGGATTCGGATTAACTGTTAACATAGGTCAGGACCTTTTCGTAACTAGAAATGTTGGTATCACTGGCAATACTGATATCACTGGCACTCTTGACGTTGCTGATGACTTCGCTGTATCTACGACCTTCACAGTCGATGCACAGACTGGTAATACTTTCGCTAACGGTACATTCACTGTTAACGGCAACAGCACTATCGGTAATGCTGGCAGCGATGCTCATACGGTAAACGGCACAGTCCAGTTTAATCATGCAGTCACTGCTGCTGAGAGATTCAACATCAGAGACCTCAAGATTGGCACAGATGGATCTCGCGAGATCGGCACTCTGACTGGCAACCTCATCCTTGACTCCGCTGGTGGCACTGTCAATATCACAGATAATGCTGACGTAGACGGTAACCTCAATGTTGATGGCAATACACAGATTGATGGCACGCTCACGGTTGATGGCAACACAACTATCGGTAATGCTGCTGGGGATGCTCACAGCGTCACGGGTACTGTCACATTCAACCAAGCGATTACTTCCACCGACATCACGGCGGACGCCATCAAGATCGGCGTTGACGGTGTATCAGAAATCTCAACCTCCGAAGGACCACTAATCCTTGATTCTGCAGCAGGATATGTAAGTATCACAGACAGTGCTGAGATTGATCTCAACCTTACTGTGGATGGTAACACAACTCTTGGTAACGCTTCTGGCGATACTCTGACAGTTAATGCTACATCTACATTCAATGCTCCAATCACCTCTACTGACATCACTGCTGACTCTGTGCAGATCGGTGTCTCTGGTGCATCTGAGATTGATACCTCTGCTGGTAACCTGACACTGGATTCTACTGGTGGCACAGTCATCGTTGATGACAACCTCAACGTCTCTGGCAGCAGCATCTTCACGGGTCAGGTGACTGTCAACGACAGCATCATCATTGACTCCACTAACGAAGCATTTATCATCAGATCATCTCTGGTTGATAAGTTTACTGTTGACTCTGACAACGGCAACACCTTCATCGCTGGCACAACTCAGATCGAAGGTGCAACCACAATCAACGACAATGTTGATATCAATGGTAACTCTGATGTGTCTGGCACTCAGACCATCGGTGGTGTAACATCTATCACTGATAACACCAACGCATCAACTGGTAACAACTTCTCTTCCTCTGGTGCTCTGCGAGTTACTGGTGGTGCTTCGATTGCTAGAGATTTGGCAGTCGGTGGCGACATGCAAATCTATGGTGACTTTGAGGTAGACGGTAACGTCGTCCAGAAAGGTAACCAGGAATTCCGTGGTATCGTTGAATTCTCTAAGAATGAGACACCTTCCCGTCTGGTTGATAATGCAGCAATTGAAGTTACCAACGGTGGTATCACTGTTTATGAGGATTCTTTCTTCGGTGAAAACATCTACATCGGTCCTGACCAAAACACTAAGATCACTCTCTTCGGTGCTAATGGTAACGCTGTGTTTGATGGCACGGTTGAGGTTTCTACCCTCAGTGCTACCACAGGTAATATCGCTACGATCAACACGACTTCTAACGTCAACGTTGGTGGATCGATTATCGTCAATACTAACAAGTTTATCGTCGCAGGTGCTTCTGGTAACACAGACATCGCTGGCACACTTGACGTTGCAGGTGCAACTGTAATTGATGACACCTTCAACGTAACTGGTGCAACCGATCTTGACAGCACTCTGAATGTTGATGGTGCTACTACATTCAACGCTACTATTACTCAAAACAGCACGTCTCTCTTCAGAGACAATGTTGTAATCCGTGGTGCTTCTAAGGTCCTGCAACTGCAGAATGGTGCTAACATCACCAAGATTGAATTGCAGTCCACCACTGGTAACATCACTGCTGCTGGTCTGACTACAACAGGATCTCTGGATGTAACCAATAACACGACCATCGGTGGCACTCTGGGTGTTACAGGTCAGATTACTGGTAACGTCACTGGTGACCTGACAGGCACCGCAGATAAGTCGAATCTGGTTGATGTCACTGAGACAGCAACTTCTAACCTGACTTACTATCCCACCTTTGTTTCTGCTAACAGCGGTTATACTGAGATTCGCACAGACTCTCAAAACCTGTCATACAACCCCAGCACCAACACGCTGACGGTTGATAACTTCAAATCGGTTACTGACTTTGAGATTCAGGGTAACTTGAATGTTACTGGTGCGTTGACCTTCTTCCAGTCACAGGTTGGTAGTATTGCTAACCACGACACCGATGCTCTGTCAGAAGGCGTCACTAACCTCTACTTCACTAACGAGAGAGTCGATGATCGTGTTGCTGCACTGATCGATGGCGGCACAGGTATTTCGGCAACGTATAATGATGCTGGCAACCTGCTGTCCCTGGCAGTTGACTTTGGTGAGATTAACACCGATAACCTGACTGAGGGATCTAGCAACAGATTCTTCACCCAGGCAAGAGCAAGAAATGCCTTCACCTATGGCAATGGTATTGAGCATGATGGATCTGGTGGTCTGCAAGTTACTCAGGCAGATATCAATACCGACAACATCACTGAAGGATCTACCAACCTCTTCATCACAGACGCTCGTGTCCGTAGTGCTCTGAGTGCTGGTGGTGATCTCAACTACAACGCTTCCACGGGTGAATTCAGCATCAGTCAGTCCGATCTGAATGTTGATGACCTGATCTCCCTGACAGGTCGTGCTAACGGTGCTAGCCACCTGGCAGCATTCGGTGGCAGCACTATCTCTGACAACAACACCATCAAGGGTGCTCTGGGTGAGTTGGAGACCGCTGTTGAGGCAAGGGCACTTACCTCTTCTCTCTCCACGGTTGCCACCAGTGGTGCTTACACTGACCTGTCTGGTTTGCCCACACTGGGCACTGCTGCAGCAACTGCCGCTGCCGACTATGCAACTGCTGCACAGGGTGCTTTGGCAGATTCTGCCATCCAATCCTCTGACCTTGCTACTGTTGCTACCACTGGAGCGTATGCAGACCTGAGTGGCACACCTAGTCTTGGTGCTGTTGCTACCAGCAATGATTATAATGATCTTACTAATCTGCCTACACTCTTCTCGGGTGCATATGGAGATCTGACTGGACTGCCTACTCTCTTCTCTGGAGCATATGCAGATCTGACTGGTAAACCCACCCTTGGCACTGCTGCAGCAACAGCAGCAACTGATTATGCAACTGCTGCACAAGGTGCCCTTGCAGACACCGCTCTACAGTCTGAGACAATTGATTTGGCAACTCTCAAAGCAGAGGTTGCTGCATCTGCTAACTTTGCTGACTTTAAGTCCCGTATCGCTGCTCTCTGATAACTAATGGCAACTCTAACCTCCCAAGCTGAATTGGCGGCGTATTGCAAGCGCCGCCTGGGTGATCCTGTCGTCGAAGTAAACGTCTCCGACGATCAAGTTAATGATGCTATCGAATACACTCTGCAAAAATTCCAACAGTTTCACTACGATGGATGTGAGCGTGTATACCTGAAGCACCTGATCACTCAGGACGTTGTTGATCGTGCCAAGTTATCTACCCAGACGACTGCTAAGGCAGGCACTGACCTCTGGAAAGAAGGTAATGGGTATATTGAAGTCCCTGATCATATTCTTGCTATTGAAGGACTCTTCTCATACACAGATAAAGGATCGTCAAACATCTTTGACATTCGTTATCAGATGAGACTGAATGACTTGTATGACTTCACGTCTACACAGTTTTATCATTATTACATGATCAAGCAGCACCTGGAGACTATTGATTTCCTCCTGGAAGGCATGAGACCTATTCGTTATCATGCTGTGCAAGATCGTCTCTACATTGATTGGGATTGGCCAGCAGATGCTCTGGTAGGTCAGTATGTTGTGATCAAGGCATACCGTGCTCTCGATCCTACAACCTGGAATGAGATTTATAATCAGTTGTGGGTCAAGGACTATGCAACTGCAAAGATCAAAAAGCAATGGGGCACAAACCTCACCAAGTTTAACGGTGTCCAGATGCCTGGTGGTATCACACTGAATGGTGAGATGATTTACAACGATGCTGTCAACGAGCTCAAGGAGCTTGACGAGCAACTCCGCACCCAATGGGAGCTTCCACCTCTGGACATGATTGGCTGATATGGCACTCAATCCTTTCTTCACTCAAGGCACTACAGGTGAGCAGAATCTGCAAGAGAGTCTGGTCATCGAGCAGATCAAGATGTTTGGGAAAAACGTATACTACGTCCCACGCACCTTGGTCAAGGAGGACACTGTATTTACAGAAGATACTCTGTCAGAATTTAATGATGCATTTGAGATCGAAGCATACATCGAAGATGCTTCAGGTTTCCGTGGTGACGGAGATATGTTTAGTAAGTTTGGGGTGAGGATCTCTGATCAATGCACCTTTGTCATTTCTAGAAAAAGATTTACTGAGGCAGTGGATGATAACACCACGCTCATCGTAGAAGGTAGACCTAACGAGGGTGATTTGATTCACTTCCCTCTGGCAAACAAGACCTTCGAGATTCAGTATGTGGAGCATGAAGTCCCTTTCTTCCAGTTGGGTAAGATTCATACTTGGGGTCTTCGCTGTGAGCTGTTTGAATACAGCGACGAGGACATCGATACTGGTATTGCAGAGATCGATGCTATCCAAACAAACTTTGCTGCATCTATTAAACTCATCATGGATCCTGGTGGCACAGGAGACTTCCAAGTTGGCGAAGAGATTGTTGGTGACTTGTATCGTGCCACGGCAACAGCAACTATTGACGGTGGAGCAGTTAATGCAATCACTGTCACTGACGGCGGTAACCACTACACCAGTGCTCTGCCACCCACAGTGACTATCACTGGAGGAGGCGGGACAGGTGCTACAGCGACTGCTACGGTTGACTCTCTTGGTCTTGTCACTGCTATATCTATCACAAGTGGCGGCAGTGGGTATACTTCTGCACCAACTGTCGTCATTGACTACTCCCCCAAAGATAACAGAGCAGAAGTCAAGTCCTGGAATAGTGCAACCCGTGCCCTAGAGGTCATCAATCGCTCTGGCACATTCAATACTGGTGAGACTGTCAAGGGTCTGACCTCAGGTGCTCTCTGGAGTCCTGAGACTTACAATACACTAAATAATACTAACCTCAGTGATACCGTCGATCAAAACTTCAACATCGAGTCTGAAGCAGATGATATCCTTGACTTTACTGAGACAAATCCCTTTGGCGAATTTGGTGACGCAGACTGATGTTAGGCACTTACTCATACCACGAAATCATTAAGAAGACAGTTGTCGGATTCGGCACACTGTTTAACAACATTGAGCTTCGTCGCACAGACAATGCTGGTAATGTTGAAGAGGTCATGAAGGTGCCTCTGGCATACGGTCCTAAGCAGAAGTTTCTTGCAAGACTTCGCCAAGTTGGTGATCTGACTACCAAGGATCAAGTGCAGATCACTCTGCCTAGAATCTCGTTTGAGATCAATGGCATTTCCTATGATCCCACTCGGAAAGTATCTCCCACTCAATACATCAGAAACACAGCTGATAACGGGAAGCAGGTCAAGATGTTTGCACCTATTCCCTACAACATCAACTTTGAGTTGGCGATCCTCGCTAAAAACCAGGATGATTCGTTGCAGATCCTGGAGCAAATTCTTCCATATTTCCAACCCAGTTTCAATATCACAATGACACTGGTGCCTGAGTTGGGTGACAAAAAAGATTATCCAGTCACACTCACGTCGGTAGATTACCAGGATGAGTATGAGGGTGATTATGACACACGTCGCACGCTGATTTATACCTTACAGTTTGTTGCCAAGACCTATCTCTACGGTCCTGTCAATGACTCTACCAATGAGGTTATCAAGAAAGCGATTGTGGATTACTCCACCTCAATGGATGTCCAGAATGCTCCTCGTGAGGTGCGTTACACAGTCCAACCCGATCCTATTACAGCGGATGCTGGTGACGACTTTGGTTTCAATGAAATGACGAGTTACTTTACCGATGCAAAACAATACAACCCCGTCACAGGACAAGACGAAGACGTTTGATGGCATTGAGGATGCTATGGATGTAGAGACGGAAGTCGTCCCTGCAGAGCCAGCACCTCTTGCTAAAGCGGAAGAGATTGTTACTTCTACGAAGGAGCAACTCAAGAAAGACTATGAATACACTCGTGGCAACCTCTACTCACTGATCGAGAAGGGTCAGGAAGCAGTAGATGGTATCCTTGAGTTGGCACAGGAATCCGATCAACCTCGTGCTTTTGAAGTTGCTGGACAGTTGATCAAGCACGTCGGTGACGTAGCAGACAAACTGGTGGACCTTCAGAAGAAGGTTGCCGAAATCGAAAACCCCAAGAAAACAAAAGAGGTCAACACTACAAACAATACTATGTTTGTTGGTAGCACTGCGGATCTCGCTAAGTTTCTAAAGTCCCAACAAGATAAATAACATAGTAGGAGTAAGTATTACCCATGTCACGAAGAATTATTGTACAAGCGACGGAGGTGACCCTCACAGGCACTGGCGATAACTTGAGTAGTGCTCGTCAAGTCCGAGTGTTGAATGACACTGCAGCATCTATTGTGCTGACTATTGACGATGCTGCACAGGCTGCTGCTCGCACTGATTACAACACCCTGGGATCTCGCTCTATCACTATCGCTGCTGGCGAAGAGATCTTCCTTGAGAAGGAGCCTCTTGAGGTAGTTAGCGGTGCTGGTCTCAAGGCGACTCCAGTAGCACGTCAGTGATATGCCTGCCGTCTCGAAAAAACAGCAGCGTTTCTTCGGGATGGTCCGAGCTGCTCAAAAAGGTGAGGGAGCGTCATCGCCTGAGGTTGCCAAAGTTGCTGCCAGCATAAAGAAAAAAGACGCTAAAGATTTTGCATCCACCAAACATAAAGGTTTACCTGAGAAGAAAATGAAGTCATTCAAAGAAGCAACTTACCCCCAGGATTTCAAGGGTGGTCCTGTCGCTAAGAAAAAGACAGGCAAGCCTAATGCTCAGGGTGACTATGGTAAGAAGGACATCAATGAAGAGGATGCAGATCGTCTGAAAGATCGCCGTATGGAGCGTGGTGGTGTTGGTGGTAACCAACGCTATGATCGTGCCCCTAAAGCACCTAATACCAAGAAGTTTGGCACTGGGAAGACTGCTCTGCAGAAAGACATGGAGAAAAAGCATGGCAAGGGTAAGTCTGCCATGGACATCGTAAGAGCAGAGATCGAAGCAAAGCACGGCAAGGGTGCTCTCATGAAAACTAAAAAAGAGGAGACTGAAATGCAAGAAGGTAAGAAAGGTCTCTGGGACAACATTCATGCCAAGCGTAAGCGTGGTGAGAAACCTGCTAAGCCTGGTGACAAGGACTATCCTAAGACCCTGAATGTTGAGGGCACTGCTCCTGGCGACGTGGATCAAAAGATCAAGACTGACCGTGACGGTTATCGTGTCCCTGAGCGTGACGCTGCTGCTGCACGTCAGAGACTGCTTGCTAAGGCAAAGGCAAAGCGTGCTGAGAGAATGAAAGAGTCAATGTGGAATGGCGTTGACATCTTTGAAGAGTTGTCCGACTGGGAGATTGAATTGATCTCCGAAGAAATGATTGAGGACATCATCCTCGATGTATTCACCGAAGAGTTGACTGAAGGTAGAGAGATCGATGAGATCACAGATATGCTCTGTGAGTCTGTTGACTACTCCCTGAGTTTCCTGACTGAAGCATCAGACTCCTACTATGATTCTGCAGTCAAGGCATCTAAGGAAGCATCTAAGAAACCCGAAGTCAAGGCAGCAAACCGCAGAGCAAAACTTGAGAAGATCAAGTCAACTGCTAAGAAAGTCGGTGGTGCTCTGAAGTCTGGTCTCAAGAAAGCAGGTAGCATGGCACGCAAGGGTGCTGTGAAGGGTGCTGAGGTTGCTGGTAAGGCAGCAGGGCACGCTAAGAATCTTGCTAAGGATATGGGTAGTGCTGCTAAGAAGGGTTATGACTCCACTCAGAAGTCATCCTCTTCCTCCTCTAGTGACTCTTCCTCATCCTCCTCATCGTCTTCATCCTCGTCTTCGGATTCTTCCTCTTCTAGCAGCAGTGATTCAGGTCCTAAGAAGCCTGGTCTGCTCAGCAGAATCGGTAGCAAACTGAAGCGTGGTATTAAGAAGGCAGTTGGTGCTGGTGCAAGATCACTCTCCCGTGGTGCTCGTAACGTGGCACGCAAACTGGGTGAAGAGACCCTGACTGAGCGTGGTGACTTCTGGCATCCCGATCCTGAGAAGGATAAGAAGTTGGGTGGTCCTGGTGCTAACCAGCGTGCTCGTGAAGATCGTGCTGCTGCATCCAAACCCAAGGAAGATCCTAAGAAACTGAAGAAGGGTGAGTCCTACATGGATTACTCCAAGCGTCAGAAGGCATCGAAGAAACCTAGATATTCTCCCGAGATTCAGAAGCGTTTGGATGCTGCTAAAGCAGCTAAAGCGAAGAAGAAAGAAGGTCTTGGTGCTAAGATCAAGCGTAAGTTGGGTCTTGGTGAAGAAACCACCATGTCATTCAAGCAGTTTATCGGAGAGTGAAATGACTATTAAAACTTGTAAGTATTGTGGACTGACTTCTCCTAAGGGGCATCAACGCCCCGCTGCTTACATGGAGAAGCACGAAAAGAATTGCCCTAAGAATCCTGATAACCAATGAAAACATATAAGGAATTCTTAGAGGGTTGTGGTTGCGACCACAAGAAAAAGAAAGAGAAAGTCAAGGAAGACTGGCAGAAGAAATCTGGCAAGAATCCTGAAGGCGGTCTTAACGAGAAGGGTCGTAAATCTTACGAGAGAGAAAACCCTGGTAGCGATCTGAAAGCACCTAGTAAGAAAGTAGGTAATCCACGCCGTGCTTCCTTCTGTGCTCGTATGTCAGGAATGAAAAAGAAATTGACTAGCAAGAAAACTGCTAACGATCCTGACTCACGCATCAATAAGTCACTCAGAGCCTGGAATTGTTAATTTAATAATTCCTTCTAATGTCTTAGATGAGTCTTAAGAATGTTTCATTTTGGTAAATAGTGGTATACTAGGAGTATCCGCATGATACCAATGCTTGCATTCTATCTATGTGTCCTATTGTTACTCGCCTGCATATGGTATGGCGGTTATGATGGGACCATGCGCCTTGTGGCATATGCAGATTTGCAACTGCGATACGCCTGGGTCCAAATGAGAATGTTTTTCATGCGTCAGCGTCTTAAAAGAGACCTGAAGAAAGCAGGGCTAGAGTATGAAAAACTATTCACGGAGTTAAAAGATGACTGACCGACCCGAGTCAAATGGACCATCTGAAGAGAGTAGAGAATTTTCAGATCTGTCTATGACTAGAGTTGAGTGTCCTAAATGTGGTGCTACCTGGATCAATGGTCAGCACTATTGGTCAGGCACAGGTAAGGCAGGTAATGAATTAGACCTAGCAGGTCTGGTATGCAATACCCTGGGAGACTTCCAATGCATCAATCCCATGAAAGGAAAGGAGGGTGGTGACACCTGGGCGAAGCGTTTGGAAGACCTTGACAAGATGGACGAAGAGTCATCAAACGCTGATAATACTTAGTAACATTGTAACCCCAGTAACTAAATAAGCCAATAGCAGATAAACTTTTATGAAGTTTTTATTCGCGTTTCTGGCTACATTGTTTCTGGCAGCGCCCGCTTGGGCAGTCGATGTTATGATGGGTGCCGATGGTAACCTAGTCTTTGATCCTGCAGAAATCACAATCTCCGCAGGAGATTCGGTCCACTTTATTAACAACATGCTCCCACCTCACAATGTGATCGTGGAAGATCATCCAGAATTAGGTCATGAAGCTCTGGCAATGTTGCCAGGTGAAGACTTTGAAGTTGCATTCCCTGAAGCAGGTGACTACACTTACTGGTGTGGTCCTCACAAGGGGGCTGGAATGATCGGCACTGTGCATGTAGAATAATGAAAAAATTCAATGAGGTTACACTGAATATCACTGTAGCAATCATTGACTTCCTTTATTTTGGAAGAGACTTTCAACGTTTCTGGGTGCTTGAGGAAATAGCTCGGGCACCCTATTTTGCGTTTTTGAGCGTCTTACATTTCAGGGAGTCTTTAGGATTGCGAGGTCCAGAGCATCTATACTTGATGAAGGAACACTTTGCTCAGAGTCTCAATGAAACAGAACATCTTGAGTATATGGAAAGTAGGGGCGGTAGTGCTTATTGGTTGGATCGCGCTTTCGCCAGATTCCTCGTACTTGTCTATTATTGGGTCAATGTGGTTTATTACTGGTTGGCTCCTGTGTCTGCATACCATCTGTCATACGAAGTAGAGATACATGCAGCAGAAACATATGCCAAATACTTGGCACTCAACGGTCCCGATGCTAAAATCCTTGAGATCTTGAATGACGAATTAGAGCACAGTCGGGAATTACAAAAAGCAATGGAGATGATTAAATGAAAGTTGGAATGATCGGACTCGGACGGATGGGCGAGGGAATGTCTCGTCGCATGATGCGTAATGGGCATGAAGTCTGGGGATATCGTCGCAACCTTAAGAAAGCAGAAGAAGCATACGAGAAAGGATATGTCAGTGGCATCACTTATGGCATTGAGCAACTCGTAGAGGTATGCCATAGAGGTCAAAGCATCTATGGTGAAAAATCTGGAGAGACTGTCTATACTGAGCAACCAGGCGTCTTCATGATGGTGGTGCCAGCAGAAACCGTGGAGGATACACTCAATGAGCTACTACGACATTGTAGTGAAGGAGATATTATTATTGATCATGGCAATAGCAATTTTAAGGACAGTCGGAAAAGAGCCGAGCGTTGTGCAAAACTGGGCATCGCGTATCTTGACTGTGGTACTAGTGGTGGTGTGTATGGTTTGGAGCGTGGATTCTGCCTCATGGTTGGTGGCGGAAGCACGGCAGTCGATGTATGCCGCCCTCTCTTCGATGCACTCGCGCCAGGAATTGGTGCTGCCCCCAGGACAGGTAACACCGACACAAACTTCACATGGTATCCAGAAGAGTATGGATGGATGCACTGTGGAGATGCAGGAGCTGGTCACTTCGTGAAGATGGTCCACAACGGCATTGAGTATGGAATCATGCAAGCATATGCCGAAGGATTCAACATTCTGAATGAGGCGAATGCAGGAGCACAGTATGTCAAGGAAGGAGACGCAGAGGTCGCCCCAATGGACAACCCTGCCGATTATCAATACGATATTGACGTTGCTAAGGTGGCTGAGCTTTGGCGTCGTGGTAGCGTGGTTGGTAGTTGGTTGCTCGATCTTACCGCTACTGTATTACGCAGCGATAGAGAGCTTAGCAAATTCGATGGGGGAGTATCAGACTCTGGTGAGGGTCGTTGGACTGTCCACGCTGGTGTGGATCTTGGCGTACCCACTCCTGTCATCTCTAGTGCTCTGTGGGCACGTTTTGAGTCGCGCCGTCTTGGTGCTTTCACGGCCAAGGTTTTGAATGGAATGCGTGCTATGTTTGGTGGTCATGACGTTCGCTGATGTCCTGGTTTGGGGAGCAATACCCTTTGTATTATCCACGATATATTTCGGGTTACGAAAAGGTGAAAATAACTACTACGAATCAGACGAC